TGAATTGTGTCCAGCCAGCTCTTTGCTCCACTCTATTAGAATTAAACACAGCAAGAGTACCATCAGCATCAACAATAAACAAATAATTTTCTGCTCTGCCAATAGCACCTGATAGCATGCTCATCTGTATGGGTGTGTTAATTAAATGACTAGATAGTGTAGAGATAGGTTGACCGGTATAACCTTTCACAGCATCAGCAAAAATAAATTCTCGTACCATTGCACCAGATGAATCTACAAATACTGTTGCTCCATCATATATGTAAGGTCGAAGAAAAGAAGAACCAAAAGAAGTCTGTCTTTCTATTGATGCATTAGTTGGTGTTGTAACTTGTCCTTGTAGTGCTGGTACAATAAATTCATCTGTTGATGTAAATACATGAAGGTCTTTGTTTGATATAATATGTCGTATTGTATTCACTTCTCCAATGCTAGTTGTGATATCAATAGCATCATCATCTTCTGCATCACCTACATCAAAATTAAAATATGTTGCAGTCTTACTAGCCCACAATCCATCTGGCTGTCCAATAGTGCCACCATACCATAATCTATTTTGGTGAAAGGCTACTGCTGATGGGAATCCTCGAAGTGCAGAATAAGATTGTTCAGCCCACTCTGTAACTGGTGCATGCGTTTCTAATGTTGGTGTACCACCACCAGCAGTTGCTGACGTTGCATTTGCACCAGCAGTAAATGTAAAAGTATTATCATCTATAACTTCTGATACTGTTCTTGCTCCATTTAGATTTGACCTTGCAATACCACCAACAGCAGACGCATCAGCAATTGTAAATGCATCACTTGCAGATAGTCCATGATTTAACAACGTAACTCTCACAGTCCCAACACCTTCATTAGTTCTGAATGAATCTACTTTGAGTCTTCTTTTAAGATTACCAAAAACTGTACCAGTTGCTTGCGTTGCCGATTGCACAGAAGTAATCTGAAACTCTGCATCATTATATCTAAAATTTATTCCTATATGTTTTGAATCAGGATAGTTACCACCTTGCTGTGAACCAGTTGTATCCCAATATGCTGCACTCGTAGTGAAGGTAACACCACTACCACTTGTGGCACTTGGGTCTAATGTCATGCCTGGAGTTTGAAAACTAAAATATGGTTGATGTACTATTGTGTTTGCTGAGTTCTGGTCAAAAGTATATGTCTCTACTTGGAAAGAAGTAAGACCAGTTCTAACAAGTTTTCGCACCATAAATGTTTGGTGAGCAATAAACATTGTGTCACCTGATTGTGCATAAGTTACTTCATGTATATTATCATGCGTAAATGGTAGAGCTGCATTACTTGTATCTTGTGTAACTGTTGCTGCAAGGGTTACATTGAAAGATGTATCAACTCTAAATACTCTTATCTTTAAATTTTCAAGAGATATTATATATCGTTCATCATCAGAAAATATAAATGGAACTATTCTATGTTGCTGAACTTTAGAGGTATCAACAGTCGTATCAAACTCATAGATATTGCTTAGACCAGACCTTTTGATTACACCACCCTCTGCTCGTATAAAAAAGTTTTCTACTTTTTGTGCTGAGTTAGAATATACTTTTGAGTCTGTTCTTGAAATTAGAGAAGGACTTATTTCACCAAACTGAAAGTTTGATAAAGGTACTCTCAACTTTCTCATGGTTATCTCCTATTCTGAACAAACCTTCCAGTAATTAGTTTCCTTGTTGTCTGCTGTTGTGAATCTACACTTCTTGCTTTTAGCATAGCCCTATCAGCAAGAGTAGCCATTGTTTGTGTAAGAGAACCATCTCTTGCTATAGAAGTTGCAAATATTTGAGCCAAGCTATATGCAACTGCCATTATAAAATAACTTGGAAAAAATTGTTCTTCTTGTCTAAATGTATAATCTGCAACTACTGTATCTGTTGTAGTAGTATCTGCATAAATCATATCACCGTATATTTGATACTCTATGGGATTATCATTAACTGTTACTGCATGAATAATTAACGTATCATTTGGTTGTTGATATGCTAAATCAAATCGTGCAGTTGGTGCATCTGTTCTTCTATTTAGTTCTTCTTGATTGGTTGCAAATCTCCATCGAGCATTAGTAAGAGATGTTTGTATTACATCTTCATATACATTAGCTGCAACCCTTGCTTCTGTTGTTCCATCATCAAAAGATGTAATTGGTTCTGCTCCAATAAAGATTAAACCTCTATTGCAAATGTCTATTGCTGTATCTGATTTGGTACTGACTACTGCCATATTAGAGTAGGGGGATTGCTCCCCCTATCCTTAATCACTATCTGCTGTACTTAAATCAGAACCATCACCACAGTCAATAGCTGTAGCAGATACAGATTTAACAACAGTTGCAGATAAAGTTTTATGCGTTGAATTAGCATCAACAACAAAGATAACATCACCCTCGTTCATCATACCAAGAGCAGATTGACCATTCATTTCACCACCAGTAGCATCAGGAGTTGAAAAATAGTTTGCTGCTCTCACAACAGATAAAGCATCATTGGATGTATAATACCAAAGGTTGACACCACTTCCACCAGCTAATCTAGTGAGTTTACTCATATCAAGAGCCATGATTTCCCCCTATGTGTTATTATCTAAGACTTCATAGATACCATTGTCATCAATAACAACAGCACCCATTGACATCATAGATGTTGCAAGATGAGATGCTTTCTCAGGGATATAGTTTATCTCTGTAGAAACATCAGAGTTCACGCCTAATCCTACAGCAGTAGTATGATAAGCCATGTTCTTACCAGCAGTAATTGCAGAGGTAGAGAATATGTTGAAGCCTAGAAACTGCTTCATTGTCATACCACCAGCAAATGGTAGATTCTGCTCACCAACAAAGTCAGATGATGCAAACTCATTAATTAAAAATAAGTCTGCAAATCCCTTTGGGTGCATAGCAAGATAACGACCACCATCCTCAGGAATGTTTGCAGAACCAAAAGTTTCAAACAATGTCAACAAGTCTGCTTTTTCAACAGCACCACTTGTATCATGTATTTGAGTTGAGTTAGCTCCAGCATCCATTGCTGTATACAGGATATCGTCAGTTTTTCGACCAAGAGCAGCCGCAGCACTTTGTGCTACTGCTTGTCTTTCATCGATGTTAGTTTTAAGTTCATCTAGTTTGTCGATATATTCGGCAGCATAGAAATCATTCATGGTTGCTTCCACAGTTGTATGTGTTAGCTCCATAGGTGTTACCATACCATTTCTCGATTTAGTAGATGCAGTACCAGTTCCAATCTTTTGAAAACGAACTACGTTTCCAGCTACATTGCCAACAGTACGCACAGTATTCCGTAGTTTAGAACCCATACGCTGATATGCCATGTGAACATCAGACTCGAACTGTTTAATAAAGGCTACGTCAATTGTATTTGCCATTATTCAGCTCCATTGTTAAGTTTCAATTACGTCGCTGATTGTCCGTTTTGCACCTCAACATGATTATCCACAAGGGGTCACTTAGTGCATAGTGGGTCTTGACTTACTAATTCTTTGCTCAAAATTATCTAAATTGCAATAGAAAAGTTTAATGAAGGGTACAGAATCGAAATAATATGGGTCTTCTTCTTGATGAAATCCCATACTTTCAAGCCATTTTATTGTTTGTATCTGGTCTTGTGGTACAAAATTTTCCACAAAATCATAATCTATTTTGAGAAATGATAGTATTAATTTGCTGTGTTTGAAGATAGTAAGCCAATGTTTATCAACAGTATTCGTACCAAGAAACCATATTCTACCAACATGCATAACATCATCAAGAGGTGTAACACCACACATAGCAATAGGTGTACCTTTATGTGTTATTGTAAATCCCTTTGCACCATCTTCCATAAAAGGAACAGCTAGTGCCATCTCTGGAGATGCACCAACTAATGCACATTCTCGAACATCAGATAGTCTAAGATTATTAACAAGATGGTCTACATCAGAAAGTTTACATGGTCTGAACTCAAACTGTCCTTTCTGAATGTATGTCATTTGTTATATAGTTTTTGAAAACCTTCTTCTACTTGACGAACATAGTTTGGGTCACGCTTTGTCATACTCCAGTATCTTTCATCTCTCATCATTTCTCTGAGACCATCTTCTGTTTGCTGTCCAGTAGGTGCAGCATCACCAATAGATGTTGTAGTTTTAAGAGCATTCATTACAGTTTCCATAGCCTTAACACCATCAGCAGTTGAGCAAAGATTTGCTATTTGTGCATGCTGTTCTGGTGTAAAAAATTTATTTGACCATAGCTCTACTGCTTGTACTCTTTCCAAAGCATTATCACCTAAGTTCTTCATCTCAGCTTGTGGGTCAGTAGTACCAATATTCATTGCCTTTTTATACATCTCTATACCTTCGGCAAACTCATCTTGGCTATACCCATTTTCAAAAGACTGTTCAGCCCACCACTCTAGTAACTCATTACTCTTTGCAAGCTCTTCATCTATACCCTCTGGTAATATGTAATCACCTTTCTTTTCAGGTCTGTCTTTATATGCTTCTGCTTCCAAGTCTTTCATAACTTGTGATTTAATATCATCTTCTTTCTGACTTATCTTGCTTTCTAGTTGTGAGTAAGAGTTAGCCATGTCTTCTGCTGTCTTAAATTTTTCTGGTAACCAAGCTGGTCGTTCACCCATAGAATCTATAGGTTGTTCCTCTTGTGGAGCTTGTGGAGCTTGTGGAGCTTCTATAGATGTAGGGGTGTTGTTAGTTTCTACTTGTTCCGCTACTGTTGTTGATGATTGTTCTTCACTCATGTTAGTCCTCTCTTGCTATTTTATCACCTTCTTTAATTCTTCTTTCAATTACACCTACAACATATCTCGAACCTTCTGCATGTCGTAAGACTTCATCTGTTACAGCTGACCCATGCACTGCTTCTATAGTTATACTTCTCAAATATTTTAACACCTCTTTACCAACTGGTGAGTTAAACAATGCATGCATATTTAAGCTTATGGTTTCATCATCTTCCTGATATCTTGGGAAGCCATCTATCTGACTTTGTATAACTGATTTACTCTGCTGCTTGTTCATTTGGTGCTTGCTCCATATTCTGTGGTTGCATCATTGATTGTTGTGCTAACTGCTGTGCAGTTTGTACTAATAGTTTACGTTCTTCTAAGTCTCTAATCAAAGTATCAGGTACACCAAACTTTCTTGCAAGATGTGCTGCTGTTTCTTCTGTGTTAACTAATAGGTTAATTGTTTGTGGACCAAAAGAACCTCCTACAAGTTCTAACCATCTAGCTATTGCAGATATGTCTTGATTAGATTGTGCTTGTGCTAATGGAGACACAGACTTTACTTTTATCTGTCTACCATTGATTGTTGGTATTTCTATGCGACCTTGTTTCTTCAAGATATAAACAACACGTTGTAATACTGGCTGTACCATCTCAGCTTGCAATCTACCAAAAGCAGAACCCATACGTCTACTTAGGTCTGCCATTCTTTCTGCAACTTCAGTTGCACTAGCTGGTGTTCTATCTGGATTACCAAGCATATCGTTATACAATGCTCTCTTAATATTTTGACGCATATCACTTAGCACAAAGTTAGTGAAGTTAAGGTCACCAGCTTGTTTGATTGGTTGTAACCCAGCAGAGTTTGGTGCTTTAGGTATAACAGTTCCAGGCACTAAGTTTATTGTATCTGGATTGATAACACCATCATCATCCATTTGATATATTCCGGAGATAGCCATTGCTGCATTATTAAGTATTGATTCTACTGTGAGATTAGTAGTTTTGATTGCACTCAAGCAGTTGAAGATTGGACCTCGACCATAGACCTCTCCAGCACAAGTGTTCCAGCGAAAACATATATATGGATTGCTACCAGTACCAGTAAGAGATTCTTGTTTCAAAACATTTAGAGTATCAAGCTCTATACAAATATACATAAATGCATCTTCATTTAGTTTTGAATAATCTTTACAAACAATTTCTAATAACTTTGTTTTAGCATCAGGTTTAGAAATCATTGAGTTTGTAAGTTCTTGTGGCAAAGTTATATCTGGAAACAAGATGTGTAAATCAGAATAACGTACCTGTCTTTCTCTATATACATGGTCTATGTTGTCATCAGGACCAACATCGAGAACTACATGAGGTAATGGAATAGCAGAAAAAGATATTGGATTAATAGCATCACCTTCAGAAACATGAAGGATACCAGTACCAACAGCCAAGTCCATAAAGGACTCATGAACCTCTTGAGCAAAGTTTGAGTTTTGTAATACTTCAAAAACATACTCAGTTATAAAGTCCAGTTCATTATTTATTTCATCTCGTTCATCTAGTGGTATCTCTGAGCCAGCAGCAAAATCAGCCCAACGAGCAAAGTTGGGGACAAGTCCTTGCTGGAGTCTTGATGCAAATTCTTGTACTCCAACGACAGCAGTTTCATCAAATATTTTTTCATCTCTACGTTCTCCTATGGTCTTCGATTTAAATGTTTCTCGCATAGGCATTGTATATTCGTAGCAATCATCAAACACATCTTCAAAGTGCTGACGTATTGTCTTAGCTTTTTCAAACTTTTCTTTGTAGTATTTTGCTAACTCTTTTGGTTCTGTTGGCATACCAATATGCATATTAGTACCTTCTCAAACCAGTCTGTGTTGTCTGAACACCCTGTGAAAGAAAACCAGAACCACCTTGACTTCCTGTAAACAAAGAACCTCTACCAACTTTTCTTCTAAATACTGTACCACCAGTATCATAGAATAAACTTGTTTTGACTGGAGCTGACGTTTCTACTTCTTCATCAAGAGCTTTTTGCCTATTTACAATCTTCTGCTCTTCTTCTTCTTTTTGTGCAGCCTTTGTCTCTTCCCTTACCTCTTGTCTAGGTTCAGGAGTTCTGCTGCTACCACCACCACCAAAGCACATACTTACCTCCTTATGTCCATTCCAAAAAAGTTCCTCTTTCTAGCTATACTAGGTCTTTTAAATAAATCAAAGCCTTTTCTTGCATTGAAAGCTTGCAATGGTTTTTGTCCAGCCATCAAACTTCTTCCTTCTCCAGCTCCTAACATCAAGTATTGCAGAGCATCATGAATATGGGAATACATATTTTTTTCTGGTTTGTCTTCATATCTTTCTCCAGATACTTGCATTCTTCTATAGCAGTAGCCACCTTGAAAACCTTTTATTAGTTGTGGACATCTCCTATCTATTAAGAAACCAGATTTACCATCTACCATTTTATTAAGTTGTGAAGAAACAGATTCGAGTCTTAGGTCTATGCTGTTGCTAGGAGCTGGTGTTGCTTTGAGTCCAGCACCACGCAGTATTTGAAAAGGAGTTGACTCATCTGTCTGCGCCCTAAAATCTCCAGCTGGGTCACCATAGATATACACATCAAGATTACCAAATCGTGTAGCAATCTCTTGTCGTAATAGTTCTGAGAAACGTACTATACCCATATCAATTGCAACAATTTCTGACTGCACCAACCATCGACCTCGAACCTTCTGACCAAACACAGCAGATGGCGTCAATCCAAAATCAATACCAATATATAAAGGCACACCAGCAGCAACTGGTATTTCCTCTTGTGCAATGTGTGAATCACTTACAAAGTCTGGATATACTGGCTTACCTTCTTGAATCATACCAAGACGATTCATAACATAAACATCTATCCAACTTTTTGTTTTACCATTCACAATATTTGGATAATAGCTTTGTAATATGTTTTTGCTGTTCTCTGCTTTGGGTGTTGGGGAATAGGATAATACTTCGCCCTTCTCACCAAGATTCTCTATCATTGCTGCTGGCTGAGTATAGAACTTCCAGTTCTCAGGCTTGACTAACATTGTTGCTTGCTCTCGAGGTATGTGGTCTGGTATCGGAACTTCGCCTGACATAATAGCCCACCAATGGTCTTCTTCTGGTGCGTTGGTATCACAGATAACACCTGACCAACTAGAACCACCCTCTCGCATGCTTGGATATCGACCAACACGCATAGTACACGCATCAACAATACTCTTTGGTATCTCCCTTGCTTCGTTTATCCATATTCCAGTAAGTTCGAGTGACAATAACTTCTTTACATCTTCTGGTCTATCCAATGCTAAAAAAATTACTTCGAGGTCTAAATCATTCATAAGAATGTGGTGAGTGTAAGGAACAGACCAATGAAACTTTCCCCACTCATTCTCTGGAAACCAATCCAACCATGTCTTAATTGTTGTTGTTCTAAGTTGTGGGTTTGTATTTCGTATGATAGCCCAGCGTGATTTACGCACTCCATCATCATTTGGCTTCTGCTCGAGAGCCCTTCGGAATACTTCAACACAACACGCAACAGATTTACCAGAACCAACTGGACCTCGTATGCCACGAAAAAAACTACTATCCTTCATAAAATCTTTGAGAACTTTACCATCAGGCTTGTAAGTAAACTTCATCTCAGACCTTTATCAGTTCCAGCCTTTAATAATTTTTCTATAGTTTCCTGACCTTGTGCTTCGATAAAATTATCTAGCATTTTATTAGTGATGAAGGAAGCTGTATGCTTCTCGTCAAAGTATTGGAAATGTATCTTCCTTACAAGCTGACGCAACATACGATGCTCTTCTGGTTTGAGAGTGTTTATAAAACTCATGAGAACTTTCTAAAAGATGCTGTCTTCTTTGCTATCTTCTTTGGTTGTCGAGATACTTGTTTGCCTTTACGCATGGCTGCTCTTTTCTTTCGAGTGGTTGCTCGATACTCTTCATCCGTTAAAGATTTTATTGCTGACTCTGGTAAATACCTCTCTCCAGTTTTAAGAGAGGGTTTACCAGACTTGGTTCTCCACTTCTGTCTCGTCCATGCTCGTAGGCTTCTTTGACTCTTTGCTAAAGCCATCAGCGATATCCACCACCTTTGGCTTTATATTGTTTGGCTAACATCTGTGCCTTTCGTGCAGACCATTGCCCTGGTCTTCCACCTTTACCACTAGCCTTGATTCTGCGAAAAAGTGCAGCTCTCATCTTTGGCTTGGTGTAGTTTCCAGCTGCGTTGACTGCCATTACTTCTTCTTCTTTTTAGCAGCCATAATCTTTGTTTGCAGTTGTTTAGGAAGAGTCTTCTGCTTTGCAGTCAAACCATTCTTCTTCGCTGGTGGTCTTCCTCTTTTACTTCCGTAAGTTCCTTTTCCCATAGGCATAGTGTTATCCTTTCTTTTTCTTGGCTTTATTTCTTCGTGAGATTGCTGCTGCCTTTCGTTTTGCGTCGGCTTTGCTTGATGCTCCCCACGCCCTTAGGCTGAGAAGAAGTCTTGTTGGTCTGCCCTTTGAGTCCCTTTCCGGCCCTCGCATTCCCCCCATCCTTGCTAGAAAGCTTGCTCTTCTTGGGTTGTCCCCTGACTTTACTGGAGCTTTTAGAGTTCCTCCCTTGTAGCTTGCTCGACCTTTTGCGTTCAAGCCGCCCTTCGGATTCTTCCCT